ATGCCCGGCGGGAAAAAGAAAGCCCGCCGTGACAGCACTGACTTCACGCAGTATGCTGAAGGTGGCCCTGTTGGACTTTATGCCAATCTTAACGCCAAGAGAAAACGTATAGCCGCAGGCTCTAAAGAGAAGATGCGCAAGCCCGGACAGGCTGGCGCACCTACTGCTGACGCTTTTGTTCAATCTGCAAAGACTGCTAAAAAATGACCACCACCGGAACCACGCTTTTTAATATGGACTTCACGGAGATTGCCGAGGAAGCTTGGGAGCGTGCGGGCCGAGAGATGCGTTCGGGCTATGACCTTAGAACAGCTCGTCGTTCAATGAACCTGATGACGATTGAGTGGCAGTCTAAGGGCATCAACATGTGGACAATGGAGCAGGGTATCATTAACCTGACTCCGGGGCTTGCCACCTATGCCCTGCCAACAGACACAATTGATTTGTTAGAGCAGGTCATCCGTACCGGGTCTAACACTGCGTCAACGCAAGCGGATCTAACCATCACACGTATTAGTGTTTCTACTTATGCGACCATCCCAAACAAGTTACAGCAGGCGCGACCGATTCAAGTATGGATTCAGAGGTTATCTGGTGAAGTCAATCCTACAAGCTCTACTCTCGCTTCGGCCATTACCGCCACGGACACCACGATCACGCTTAACACGGTGGTTGGGTTAGCTGGTGCTGGGTTTATCCGCCTAGACAGTGAAGATATTTACTACACATACATCACAGGGAATACCCTAGGCGGTGTGTTCCGTGGTCAGAACAATACAACGGCAGCATCACACATTATCAGTACCGCAGTGTATGTTCCACAGCTACCAGCGGTCACAGTCTGGCCTACACCAGACAACAGCGTGCCTTATCAATTTGTGTACTGGAGACTGCGTCGAGTACAGGATGCTGGCGCTGGTGTTAGCACTGCTGACATGAACTTCCGTTTCTTGCCATGTTTAGTGGCTGGCTTGGCATATCACATTGCTGTTAAGGTGCCTGAGTTAATGCCTCGGGTTGATATGCTTAAAATGATGTACAACGAAACCTTTGAGATTGCGGCTGGCGAAGACAGGGAAAAAGCGGCTGTTAGGTTTGTACCCCGTCAGATGTTTATTGGTGGCTCATAATGGGAAATAGGTTCGCATCCGGCAAGATAGCGATTGCTGAATGTGATCGCTGCGGCCAGCAGTTTAAACTGAAGAAGCTTAAGACTGAGATCATTAAGCAACGCAAGTATGAGCTGTTGGTGTGCCCTGAGTGCTGGGATCCGGATCAGCCGCAGTTAATGTTAGGAACGTTTCCAGTAGATGATCCACAGGCTTTGCGTAATCCTCGTAAAGACACAACGTATGTGACTTCTGGTGTAAACGCTAACGGCAATCTTTCAGGTGGTTCACGGGACATTCAGTGGGGTTGGCAGCCTGTTGGTGGATCTAGATTTTTTGATGCAGAATTGACCCCCAACTACTTGGTGGCAACGACATTTGTTGGTACAGTCTCTATATCTTAAGGAGTTTAAACATGGCATTCACAAAATCAGCAGACGGCATTGCTAAAAAAGGCAAGACCGAGGGTAAAAACTATGGTGACAGCGGCCCCGTTGCCAAAATGATGCACGGCGGTATAGGTAAAGGTAAGGGTAAAACCAATGCCGACATGAAGACTATGGGTCGTAACTTGGCAAAGATTGCCAATCAGAAACGAGGTTAATCATGGCTACATTTAGCAAAAAATTGATGGGTAAAGAAGTTGGCGATGCCAAAGTCTATGCCACACCCCACACCATGACTGGTAAAGTTGTTAAGGCTTCCGATACTCCCGGTAGCGGCCCAGACCACAGCGATGCCAACACAGTCAATATGTCTGTAGGCAATATCAATCGTCGTGCTCAACCAGCAACAAAGACAACTGGTATCAAAATGCGTGGCGCAGGTGCAGCTACCAAAGGCTTTATGTCTAGAGGCCCGATGGCATGACATACAACGAACTCGTCACGTTGGTTTCAGATTACTGTGAGAACACGTTTCCCACGGTGGATATGGACACGTTTATTCGGCAGGCGGAGCAGCGTATTTACAACACTGTTCAGATTGCTAATTTGCGTAGAAACATGACGGGTACTTTGTCGGCAAACAATAAATACTTGTCTGCTCCCGGCGACTTCCTGTCTACATATTCTTTGGCAGTGATTAACACCAACGGCGACTATCTTTATTTGTTAAACAAAGATGTGAACTTCATCCGTGAAGCATATCCCAGCTCATCTGCAACGGGTCTTCCAAAGCATTACGCCATCTTTGGCCCGTCAACATCTGATTCCAAAGAGTTGTCGTTTATCCTTGGCCCTACACCAAACACCAACTACGGTGTTGAGTTGCATTTTTACTACTACCCAGAATCCATTGTGACTGCTGGCCAGACTTGGTTGGGTGATAACTTTGACTCTGCATTGTTGTATGGAACGATGTGCGAGGCAGTCACCTACATGAAGGGTGAGGCAGACATGGTTAAGTTGTATCAAGATCGCTATGTGCAGGCAATTGCTCTGCTCAAGAACTTGGGTGATGGCAAACAGCGTATGGATGCCTACCGCGACGGTCAGGTTAGGATTCAAGTTTCATGAGTTCTATTGTCCAAACGCAAACCACCAGCTTCAAAAAGGAGCTGTATCAGGCCGTGCATAATTTCACGACAGATACGTTCAAGATCGCTCTGTACACAGCTAGCGCAGATTTAAACGAGGCCACAACGGTTTACAGCGTTACCAATGAGGTGACGGGCGGTGGCTATGTGGCAGGTGGGATTGCGTTGACTGGCGTGACCATTAATTCTGATGGCTACACCGCCTACGTGAACTTTAACAATGCAGCTTTTGGTGCGGCAGTGACAGCGCGGTGCGCTTTGATCTACAATGTTACTAAGGCAAACAGATCGGTGGCGGTGTTGGACTTTGGCTCAGACAAAACATCCAGCTCTTTCCTCGTAACCATGCCATCTAATACGGCAACAACCGCGTTAATTCGCTCTTCAAATTAAGGAAATATCATGTTTAATGAAACCGCCCGCTCTACGGACATCGTAGCCGCAGCCTTGGCAACTGCAAAAACTGTAACCGAAGGCGTTGGCGCTGGCGGTGTTTACACGCTTCAATGTTTTGACAAAGACGGCAAGCTAAAGTGGGAAGAAAGCTCCCACAACTTGGTGGTGAACGTTGGTTTGCAAGATATGAACGCTCAGTATTTTAAAGGTTCTGCGTACACAGCCGCTTGGTTTATTGGTCTGATTAACGGTCCGGGTTCTGGCACTACGATTGCTGCCGCTGACACTATGTCTTCGCACGGTGGTTGGACAGAGAACGTTGGTTACAGCAACGCAACTCGCCCAGCAGCTACATTTGGTACAGCCACCACAGCCAACCCATCTGTACAAACCAACTCAGCTTCTCCGGCTTCATTTAGCATCAATGCCACTTCAACAATTGCTGGTGCGTTTTTGGTCAGCAACAGCACTAAAAGCGGCACTACTGGCATCTTGTTCTCGGCTTCTGACTTTCAATCTCCCGGCGACCGCTCGGTGGTGTCAGGCGATACCTTGAACGTAACTTACACATTCAGCTTAACAGCGACTTAATCAGGAGTTAAATCATGGCAACAAAATTTGCAAAAGGCCAAGCTGTCAAATTGATCGCAGTCGTACCAGAAGGCCCAGTTCAAGCTCTGCGCATGGACGAAGACGGCAACTTCTTCTACATGATTGAGTGGACTGATGCGGATGGTAACGTCACGCAGCGCTGGTTTGAAGAAGACCAACTGGTAGCTGTGTAAGGATTTCCCGTGGTCAAGATTGACTTTGAATTTGACACACCGCACGGCGTTTTCCGGGACGCCTTGCACCTGCCTGACGACCACGGCATGACTGACGAGCAGATTGATGCTATGAAACAGCAGCGCGTGGACAACTGGATTGCCATCGTAACCGCCCCACCAGCAGAAGTTGTTGAAGAAACTCCTCCAACTGAGGAGTAAAAATGAGCAACACTTCCACTCGGTTCCAGAAGGGGTTGGTCCCTTGGAACAAAACCGAGGGCGTGCATATCAACTGCAAACATTGCAGTAAAGACATGCGTATTGAACCCAACCAAGTTGGGAGAAAAAAGTTTTGCTCAAAACTTTGCATGCGTGCGGGCATGGAATATAAAGGCCTGTTCCAAAAAGGGCATCCCGATATAGTCCCCCCTGAAAAACGCGGTCACTCTGAAGAAACTCGTGCAAAAATGCGGGAAGTAAACCGCAAAAATGCGCGGTACGGCCCAGAGCACCCATTGTGGCAAGGTGGCGCAAGAGAGCAACGCAAGCGCGAAATGAAAGGCTACGCATACCGAGACTGGAGGGCGGCAGTATTTACTCGTGATGACTGGACTTGCCAGTGCTGCGGGGTTCGTGGCGTTTATCTAGAGGCCGATCACATTAAGCCTTGGTGCGCTTTTCCAGATTTGCGTTATGCGGTAGATAATGGTCGGACCGTTTGCCGCCCTTGCCACATGAAACTCGATACGCATAGTGCAGGCGCACTGAAGTACAAGGAGAATAACCTTGAGTGATCGCT